ATCTTATTCGGAGACTGTCACTTAGTCAAGAAACCTTTTGTATGTATTACCGAAGGGAGCTTAGATACTATGTGGTTAGACCAGCACGGTTTTGGTTCGATTGCTTTATTGGGTTCAAGCATGTCAAAAAAACAACGGGAAATGTTGTATAATATATCTACTAAAGAATTTGTTGTTTGTTTAGATAATGATTCTACAGGACAAAGAGCTTTAAATAAAATATTTAAAGAGCTATCTAATAGCTTTATAGTATCGTATATAACATTACCTAAAGGATTTAAAGATGTTCAAGATGTAAGAAATGAAAACCAACTTTGTGATATAATAGATAAAAGAAATTATTGGTAAGGAGAGAATAAATTATGGGTGGAATTAATAGGATTCAAGAACAACGGGAAGAACAGAAAACTGGCCTCAGTAATGGTAATCAAGCACTAGGTAAAGAGATTTGGTTTAAAGATGGTGACCAAGCGTTTATAACCTCATTGGCTACAGGTCATGAAGATGACATTAAGCTAGATGAATTTTATATCTATACGTACAGGTCTGGCAATCGTTGGGTAAACCTTCTATCTGACCCAGAGACAGATACTTCAGATGTTCCTTCAGATACACGGCCTAGCCACAAGTTTGGTTTCTGGGCATTTGTACATGAAGTTATTCATCCTGAGAAACGAGTAGATTCGTGGGAAGAAGTTTCTGGCCCAGGTGGAAAGAAGCTCTTTAAAGAAGTAATTAATGACTATCGTTTGATAGCACTAACTTTTGGACGTAGTGATTATATTTGGAACCAGTTGGTCGATGTCTATAATGACTGGGGTCAACTTGATAAGGGTGTAATACGTGTTAAACGTACTGGTTCTGGTATGCTAGATACTTCTTATAGCATCTCTGCTACTGCTAGAGATATGGAAATTCCTGAGGATAAGTTTGAAGAGCAAGCAGACCTACCAGCAGTTAAAGAATACTTCAAAGATAGGTATGGTTCTGTGACCGTAGCAGCAGCTACATCAAACGGTCACACCGCCTCTTCTGAAGCGGTTAAACTCGATGACCTCTTCTAATAAACCAAGTGGTGGGGGCGAATCCCCCACCACTTTAGAAGAAGTTATAGATTTGTTATTAAATTGGTATATTATAAAAACAGGGCCATCCCATATACAGACAATAAGGGCTACTGAACGTATCCTTAAATTGTGGGGGAAGATAGGAGAGAAAGAAAAGCCGCTCCATCCGATGGGACATTTTGTGGTAGATAAGTAGGGGGAGAGAATGATATTTAGTAAAGATGATTTAGATTGTTTACATTCGTTGTACTATAACTTTTCAAATTTCGACATTAAATTGGGTAGGGATACAAGAGATTTAGCAGGAGAGCAGTGGCAAATCAATGCACCGAATAAAAATAAGCTTTGGCTGGCGGGTATCGGTACATCTGTAACGGAGGCGTATAATAGTTTAATGAAACGTATGTCAGAAACAGGACAATTTGACCCACCGGAATGGAATGCGGCTGCATGATATTTACTAATGCTAATTATAAGACAGCTCAAATAGGGTTGGAATCGTCTAATACGTGGGTCATTGATGTTGAAACAAACGGGTTAAATCCCTATGGCTTTAATCAAGTGTGTGGATTAGGGATATGTTCCTATGATGGGGAATCATCGTTTAATTATTACTTCCCCTTTCGGCATCAACAAGGAGAAAATCTAACAGAAGAGGCTCGTCAAGAAGTAATAGGATGGCTTAATTCCATTCCTTCGACTTTGATTGGATATAATATTAAGTTTGACCTCCACTTCTTAGCTAATGAGGGGTTAATTATAGACCGTCAACGATTGGTTGATGTCTTAGTTATGGTGCGTTTAACAGAACATACCGAAGTTAGAGATTTAGGACTAACTGATACTATTAAGCGTACCTATGGGGAAGAAGCGGCTAGTTATGACATAGATACTAAAAAGTATTTACGTGAACACAAATGGAATAAAGATTTTTCTATGGCCCATCCTGATATCCTAGGTGAATACTGTAAGAAAGATGTATGGTATACCCAAAAGCTATACTTAGACAGGCTAGAACAGATTAAGCAGACTGACCAAGAGGGTGTTTTTAATACTCAATGTGAGTTGACTAAGGTTCTCTTTGAAATGGAACGAAGGGGAGTAATTGTTGATAGTGACTATGCACAAGATGTTTCACAGAAACTGGCTAAACGTAAAGCTGAAGTGGTTCAGAATATCTATAGCCTGGTTGGGCATGAATTTAATATTAGTAGCACTCAACAGTTGGGAGAAATATTTACGGAGATGGGTATTTCATCACCCGTTAAAACTCCTAAGGATAAGGAATCGTGGAGTGAAGTTGCACTAGTTCAAATAGATAATGAGTTGGCAGGATTAGTCCGTCAACATCGTTCTCTTGAGAAACTCCAGTCTACATATATTAATCCATATATAGAGACTGATAGTCTCCACACCTCATTCTGCAATTGGGGAACATTGACAGGAAGGCTCTCGTCTAGAGAACCCAATCTTCAGAACATTCCTCGTACCCACTTTAAACTTAGTGATAGGTCTTTAACGGATGAAGAGAGGGAAATTGTTAGGGGTAGGATAACTGCTATTGTAGCGTCCAAGTCTAAGGGGGAACTATCTGATATTACACTTAGTAATCGTGTTTTAGATACATGGGGCTTTGTCGGGGATGAATCTTTTGACGAATCTAATGTAGACCAAGTAGCAGTACGAAGGTTATTTATACCTAGACCTGGGTATACCCTAGTCAGCTTTGATTACTCTCAAATGGAAGTACGTGTCTTTCTGAGCTATCTTCATAACACTGAGATGGATGAATTGTTAACTAGAGATGATGTAGATTTCCATAGTGAATCAGCTAAGATAGCCTTTGGTATTACAGAAGACCATGACGAGTTTAAATTTTATAGGCAAATGGCAAAGAATATTACGTTTGGTATTCTATATGGATTGGGGAATAAAAGGCTAGCTCAACAACTTAGTACTACAACGGAGCAGGCTAAAGTTTATAAGCAACAATATTTTAAGAATATCCACGGTTCCCGCTCTTTTATTAATAGAGTTATTGCTACTGTTGAACAACGGGGATGGATAAAGAATCGGTATGGTCGCATATATAAAATTGCTAATACACTTGGGTATAAAGGTGTTAACTATCTAGTACAGGGTACTAGTGCTGATATTTTAAATGAGAGGATGATATATGTACACGAGTATCTTAAAGATAAAAAGAGCAACATCTTGTTGCAAGTGCATGACGAAATCATTTGTGAAATTCATGATGAGGAAATACGAGAATTACCACCGCAAATACAACTCATACTAGAAGCAAACAGTTTAGATATACCACTTAAAGTTGATATGGAAGTATGCCAAGGTTCCTGGGCTACTAAAATTGATTGGTCTAAGTGGGATTTACCAAATAAGAAATGTGATATAATAGAAGAATACATAGATTGGAATTAGAGGAGGTACAGAATGGCTAAAGTAAGTGTACATCTAGGGTTTACCTTTAGAGTAGGTGACCTGTCAACGAATCAGTATGGTCGTGTAGACCTCAATATAGACCAGATAGATACAACCCTACCTATAAGCCAGCAGATTGATGAAGCTGGTATGGTGGCTGATCAGATATGGGATGTTGTTAAAGGTAGAGTTGATAAACAAATTGAAGGGGTGTTAGATAAATAATGAAAGATACTGCTAAAGACGTTATTGATGAACTTCTAGGAAATAAGAAGCTTAATGTGAAACGGGGTAATAGTGAGGAGCTTGGATACGATAAGATACCTTTCGGTATACCTGCACTAGATAAGCTTACAGGCGGAGGTATCGCTAAGAAACGTATTACCCTCCTGTATGGCCCTCCTAATGTGGGTAAAAGCTTTCTAGCTTCTCAAATAGCTGTCAATGCTCAAAGTGGCGGGGGCATTGTAGGGTGGGTTGATACAGAGCAGTCTTGGGATTCCAAGTGGATGGCAAAGTGTGGCTTGGAAACTGAGAATGTACTGGTTAGCCAACCAACTACTGGAGAAGAGGCATTTGAAACAGTTAGGGAAATGATGGACAACGGTGTAGATTTAGTTGTGCTGGATAGTATGGCAGGACTAGTTCCGTCAGCAGTCTATGAGGAGACTTTTGGATATAATCCAATGGCGTGGCAAGCCAGATTTGTTAATTCCTCGTTCCCTAAGATTCTTCCCCACCTAAAGAAGGGTTCAGCCTTGGTCTTAATTAATCAGATTAGGTCTAGTCTTGGCCCTGTATCTATTGATGCAATGCCAGGTGGGTTAGCCCAAACATTCTTTGCTCATTCGTTGTTACAGGTTAAACGTGATGGATGGATTGAAGAACCTAAGGGCATTAAGGTAGGGTTTGATATGGATATTAGAATGAGAAAGACGAAGATTGGTGGAGAGCACTGGAACAGTGTTAAGATTCCCTTTAGGATTGAAGGTGGGATTGATGTAGTAGAAAGCTTTATTCGTGAAGCTCTTACCCAAGATCTTATACAACAAAGGGGAGCTTGGTATATGTACGGTGAGGAAAAGATGCAAGGTATGAATGGCCTGAAACACTTTTTCTTAGAAAATCCATCTCGTTTTGATGAGTTGAAGGCTAATGTTACCTAGGGATTATACTAAACAAGAGAACACGATAGCGGAAGTCCTATCTGACTTAGGACTCCGCTATGATACCCAAGTCCCTATAAGTAACTATATTGCGGATTTCTTTGTTCCTGAGCTAGGAATGATAATTGAAGCAGATGGTGTATATGGACATCTCAAGAAACGAGATATAAAAAGAGATGCAGATTTAATGCGTATATATGGAGTTAAAAATATTCTGCATATCAAAGAAAATTCTAAGACAGGGGTGACTGATACATTATGGCAGGCATTAAACAAATTGGAAGAGGAGTACCTACTCCAAAGTCTAGAAAGCGACGAACTACTAAACCCGCAAACCCCGTAGCAATTAATCAAGATGCTTGGCTAATTAAATTTATAAACGATGGCTTAATAAAACAACCCTATCCTAGTAGAGGCGGTACATTCTATCCTTCCATTGTTAGTAGTCCTTGTGAACGATATGTGTATTTAGCTTTTAATGGGCTTATGCCCTCTAGTCCTATAGCTGCAAATGTTAGAAGGATATTTGATTGTGGTGACTACTTAGGATTAAGATTCACTAAATACTTTCAAGAGTTGGGAATTTATATAGATGAAGAGAAACCAACTAAATTTGATAGCCCCCCTATTTCAGGTAGATATGATTATATGATACAACATGAAGTTTATGGTAAAACTATTGTTGAATTAAAATCTATCAATGATAAAGGATTTAAGGCGTTGATTACTGACCCCAAGAGTGACCACTACTTGCAGCTACAAATCTATTTAAATATTATGAATATAGAACATGGGATAGTTCTATACGAAAATAAAAATGACCAGCAAGTAAAGTGTTTTAGTGTAGTAAAAAGTGAGGAGGTCTGGAAACAATTAGTGGACAAGTGTCTTAATATTATGAAGATGACTTCCATTCCTATTGTGTGTACTGGCGAGAAATATTGTAGATGTAAAGAGGTGCCGAATGGAAAAAAGATGGACTCCACAATCAGCGGTTAGAAAAGCTAATCAATATGTAGAAGAAGTAAATGTACCGGCAATGCGGATTGACTTGGGGGAGAGGGAAGAACTTGATTTCTCTACTCTAATGAATGCAGATACTAAGAAACTTGAGCTTTTCCTTACAGTGTATGGTGGGTATAAAGCCCACCTAGAGCGTGAACTGTCTGATGTTTCTTCTAAGAAGAATGCATATGAAGCGGCTTTTGATGAGGCATATTCCTCAGCAATTTTTAAGCTGGCTGAGGAACGGGAGATAATTGGTAAGAAAAAACTTACGAGAGAAGAAGTTAGGGGTGCTGCTTTTGGAGCGTATGATGAACTGAGAGAGATGAGAAAGACTGTGATTGAGTATGAAACTATTCATACTAGAATTGAGGGTCTTCTTAAAGCTTATTCGTCAGGCTTTCAAACGGTATCCAGAATTGTAGCCTTACGTACTTATAAGGAGAGAGACTATGCATAGAGTAGAACCGCAAGTATTTATGATAGCTGAGAATACTGTGAATGATGCTGCCCTTCACAGCTATCTAGACCATATTGGTGCACAAGGATGGACTTCTAAGAAGGGTAATCGGGATGGTAATGAGGGACGTAATGGGCAAGGCCCAGGTGACTTGAGGGAAGTGATTGAAGTCATGGGCAGAGGATGTTATAAGTCTTTCGGGACAGAGTTAAATCCTAATCTTACTAAAGTACGTGGAGATAACTCCTCATACCTTAAGAATATAATTAACATAGGTCATGGTTCAGTATTGGAACATGGGTGGGTGTCTTTTATGATCTGTGATACTAGTCGGGTAGTTACCCATGAACTAGTACGGCACAGGGCTGGCACTGCTATATCACAGGAGAGTTTGCGGTTTCTAAGGCTGGAAGATATGGGCCTCTGGATACCACAAGCATATGCAGGAGATGAGAATTCTACGGATATATTTGAAGAAACGTGGGAATACCTAGAACTCCAATACGCACGGCTTATAGAACGTGCTGAGGTCATTGAGGGCATACCTTTTGATGACCTCCCGTTCAGCAAAAAGAAATATTATACATCTGCTGCTAGACGAGTAGCCCCCATTGGTCTAGCAACTAACATTGGGTGGTCATGTAATATCAGAGCTGCACGACATATAATTGAAATGAGAACTGATGAACATGCTGAAGAGGAAATACGCTTAGTATTTAATAAAATCGCAGGCATCTTAAAAACTAAATACCCTGCTCTATTTGATGACTATGAATCTGCACTTACAGGTTTAGATGAAAATCTAGAGTATACAACTTCTAGTAGGAAAGTGTGATATAATGTACTATCTAGGATTAGACTGTTCAACTAAAGCTATTCATGGTGTTCTCCTTGATGAGGAGGAAAATATCATTGAGCAATTTAAATGGTTTAGTCTAGCCTCAAATTATGAAGATAGGTTCTATGAAATATTAGAAGGATTTGAGGAGAAATTGAGTAAAATAGATATAGGTGATTTGCTAGTTGCTGTAGAAGCGGCTATCTATATCCAGAACCCTAAAACAACGGTTGCTCTTGCTGCGGTAGTAGCAGGGGCAAAGTATATTTGTTATCGTAATGGATATTCTTGTATGCCTGTCGATAATAAAGTATGGAAACGTTGGGTACTACAAGCAGGTAAAGCTGATAAGGCTTTCATTAAACAATTTGCAATAGAAAAATGGGCAAACATTAATAGCAAAGAGCAAGATTATTGTGATGCAGCATGTGTAGCTCTATATAGAAAGATGGAGGATAAAGATGAGTTTAACATTTTACTTTAATAGTAAGGAACAACCCCAGCGACCTAGTGAAGATGTACTTCCTGAGGAACTAACTGAAGATGAATTTAGAGAGCAATATGCTAAGATAGTATATTGTGATTATGAAGAATGTTTTTGGAATGTCCATATTAAAGGTTTAAGTAAAACAAAGGGTTCTATCCTAGCCAATAAAAATTACGTACCTCTGGGTGACCCCAGCTTTACTAATGTGTGTTCAAGGACAGAGATAGCAATTATGAGCAATACCTATAAGATTGGTAGTCAGAAGCGGGTGTTCCCTACTTGCTTTACTAGTGCTAAGAATGGCAAGACTGGTCATGTAGATTTTTCTAAGCTGCTTCAATCAGATGGTACTCCCTTTGGAGGTAGCCTTGAATCTCAGAATTCAAAGATTGACCAAGGCTTTGAGTCATATATATAATGCCAAAAGTATATGACCAAGAAATTAAACTCAGGGCTATGGAGCTGTGGGTAGAGGGAATATCAGGCCCAAAAATTGTTGACCAGATTAATGTGGAATTTTCTTCTGATGTGAAAGTTCCTACATTATATGTATGGGCAAAGCAGTATAATTGGAATGAACAAAAGAACTTAGCTAGAACTGAGGCTATGGAGAGGATAAAAGAATCTGAGGGCCAGAGATTTGCTAGAGTTCAAACAGAGCATCTTACTGAATATGAGGGTATGAGGCATAAAGCAGGGGCGGCATTGGGAGTACTTCAATTTGATAGGGCTTTTGATGCAGCTAAAGTTTTAGACCTGAGTATTCAAGGTGAGCGTAAAGTTATGGAAGGAATGATAAACCTACAGTTTGTTCAGTCCGTACTAAATATATTAGTTGAAGAAGTATCTGACCAAGTAGTTATCCAACGTATAGCTACTAAATTAAAATCATTGGTGGCTCAGGAGTAACATGCCTAGTAAAGATAGTAATGACGTTTCTTACGATAGTGCCTTATCGCGCCTAGCGGACGGGCTGTTGTCTGATAAAAAATATAAGGTTGGCACATTTAAAGAATTCCTAATAAATATATGGAGTCAAAGTTACGATAACCCTGAGTACTTTAAAGCTTGGCATGTACAACTAGTGGCAGATGATATAGAAGAGTGCTTAGAAACGGGATTAAATTACGTGGCTGTACTCCCACGTTTCCATTTTAAGAGTACAGTTCTAGGCCATGCCTTTAGTGTTTGGAGATTGTTGACTGCCCCACGAGACTGTTCGGTATTATATCTATCTTATAGTGATGGTATGGCTCAGTATCATATAGCAGAAATTAATAAAACTGTAAAGAGAAATCCTATTCTTATGTCATGGATGAATAATAAATCCCCTAAAGCAGATTACTCCTTTAGATATTCAATTAATGATAAGCCTGCCGATATAATGCACGGCGGTCTTTTTTCATTTAAGAGGGGTATGCATGTTAATGGTGCCTTGATTGCGGATGATATTCTGCGTGACCCTGAGAACCCTTTGAACATGGGACAGATAACTAAAGTAGAAGACCACTTTATGACGGAATCACTGTTTATTCCTTTGAAGGGAGTACCAGTCATTGTGTTGGGTACACCAATGATGCCTGGAGATATCCTTAGTAAACTTCAGGAGGACAGCCGTTTTAAATCTAGGGTACTCCCAGCTTTAGATCCTGTCCCTGGACGTAGAGTATTGATGCCTGAACTCTATAATGAAGAATGGCTATTAGAACAGCAGAAAGCTCGTCCTAAGTCCTTTGCTTCAGAGTTTATGTTGATTCCTCACTTCTCGACAGAATCTTATTTTGAAGCAGAAGACCTTGAGAAGTGTGAATCTAGTACATTAATTAATTGTGATGCTACTATCCCGTTTCCCTGTGAGGAAGATGACCAGTTCTTTGCAGGATTTGATGTAGGTAAGAAACGTCATCCATCTCATCTAGTTATTTTTAGACGCAGAGGTGATACAATAGAACAAGTCCATTCTTCCTTTTTAGATGGGTGGAACTATTCTGACCAAATTGATTACTTAAATAAAGTATCTGAGAATTTCGATTTAAATAAAGGATACGTAGACAATACAAGAGGTGAGCTTGAAGAACGTGGGTTAGATAATATTTGGAAGCCTATGATCTTCTCAACCAGAAGTAAAAATACTATGGCACAGATATTTGAAACATATCTACACTCAGGAAATCTACATCTTATTAAAGATGAACGGCAGAAGCAGCAGATACTATCGGTAAACAATGAATTGAAAGCCCCTGAAACTCCACTAGGACATGGAGATGCTTTCTTCTCTATTGCGATGGCTCTATCGGCTGCATATGAAACTACTATCTATAAGATTCAAATGTTGGGGAACGTACAGGATTGGTTTACCACCATAGAACAAGGACAAGAAGAGGATCCAGACAAGATGCCTGGACGAGGAATGCCTGACTTAAACTTCCAACCAGCAGTTCCGAGTGAGGCTTTAGAAGCCCCTAACCCTGACTGCCAAGATGCGATGTGCAATTCGACATTCTGGGTTCCAGAAAATAAATTATGTATATATTGTGGACATAGAGGATAGGAGGATGGATTTATGGTGACGATGACTGAACAAGCGGAAATAATTTTAGAGGCCCGTTATTATTTAAAGGATAACGAAGGGAAACCTAGAGAAAATGCGGAGGGTATGTTTACACGGGTAGCTAAAGCTATTTCTTCTGTTGAGCAGAAGTATATGACTTTGCCTGTGGAGATAGAACTTATACAGAATGAGTTTTATGGTATGCTGTCCGAATTATATTTCTTACCCAATTCACCTACGTTGATGAATGCTGGTACTCCAGCAGGAACATTATCAGGATGTTTTGTCCTTCCTCTAGAAGATAGTATGCAAGATATTATGAAGACTGCTACTGATGCAGCTATGGTACAGAAGTTTGGGGGAGGTACAGGTTTTGCCCTGTCTAAAATCCGTCCTAAGGGTGACCCCATAAATACTACTCAAGGAAAAGCCTGTGGCCCGATAGAAATATTGAAGACACTTTCCCGTGTATCGAGTATGATTACACAGGGTGGGAAACGGGATGGGGCAAACATGGCGGTTATGTCCATCTACCATCCTGATATAATTGAGTTTATTAAGTGTAAAACCATTGAAGGGGATATACATAATTTTAATATTAGTGTTGGGGTAGATACTAATTTTATGAAAGCTGTATTGAATCGTGCTGAGTACCCACTAATTCACCCTACGACTAATAAAATAACATCTTGGGTTAATGCCTTTGATGTCTTCAGTTTAATTATTGATGGGGCATGGAAGAATGGTGAGCCTGGTGTAGTATTTATTGATCGTATTAATCAGGATAACCATGTTAAGGATGCACATGGAGATATGATAGCAACCAATCCTTGCGGAGAACAACCCCTCCTCAGTAATGAAAGCTGTAATCTAGGGTCTATCAATTTGATTAAGTTCTTTCATGAAGGGTTAGAGAATGATGATATGCCTGGTGATTGGGAAACACGGATTGATTGGCAGAAGTTAGCCGATATAACCAAGCTATCTGTACGTTTTCTAGATAATGTCATTGATGCAAATCAATATGCTACATCTGATATAGATGTTATGACCAAGGCAACTAGAAAGATTGGCTTAGGTGTAATGGGCTTTTCTGATTTGCTAATTGCTATGAAGATTCCTTATAATAGTGAAGTAGCTATGACCATCGGTAGAGTCTTGATGTCATTTATTAGAGACATTGCTGACCAGGCATCATTAGAATTGGGAGAGATTAGAGGAACCTTCCCATCGTGGAAAGAAAGTGACTACGGTCAACATCAACCCTATCGGAATGCCTGTAGGTTAAGTGTAGCTCCCACAGGAACTATCTCTATGATTGCTGATACTTCAAGCGGAATTGAACCAACTTTTGCGTTAGCATGGAGAAAGTCAAACATCTTGGAAGGTAAGAGTTTGTACTATGTAAACAAATTTTTTCAGGATACAGCACAGGAACACGGTTTCTATTCGGACGATTTGATGGAGCATCTAGCTAAAGGTCGTTCTATTAAAGAACGTGAAGATGTTCCTCAGTGGGCAAAAGATGTTTATGTCACGGCACCAGACATATCTCCATCAGAACATGTAACCATGCAGGCAGCATTCCAAGATTCAGTAGATGCAGGGATATCAAAAACCATTAACTTCTCTAACGAAGCAACTAGAGAAGACGTACAGTCAG